CCTCGATTACTCGATTGAACCCCGGACCTTTTGGGTTTTGCGGGTGCATGGAAACCGTGAACCCAGTGGGTCAGGGGTTCAATCGAGTAATCGAGGAAAGCCGGGGAATTCCCGGGAAAAGGGGCACCCAGTGGGTCAGGAAAAGGGGTTTTGCGGGGGCTGGGGACAAAAACACCTTTTCGCGCGCGCCCGAGGCCTTGTTTTTATACTTTTCGAAAGGCACATATTTTCTGGTTTTCCAAAAACCGACCCCCAGAACCAAAAGGGCCATTTGTCCCCAGTGCGTCACATGAAGCGCAAGAGGCACCCAGTGGGTCAGGGAAAACACCTACAATCTTTTTTCTTTGAACCCCTTGACAAGTTGACCCAGTGGGTTATACTTACCCCGTGACACCGTAAACCGTAACCCTTGAAAGGATAAACATGGACCGCCATAAACTGACCTACGTCGATTTGCACCCCGCCCCCGTGGAAACCGAAAAGGCCCCGCCATTGTGGGCGCAGTTGCTGGGGGCGCTTGTCACTCTCGCCGCCTTGTATGTTTCCCTCGTTTTTCTCTTTTCTTTGTAACCTGTAACCGTAACCCTCGAAAGGATCAACCATGAACACCGCAACCGAAACCCGCACCCTCGCCGCGATTGCCCGCGATATCCGCACCCACTGGGTGAAACCCTATTTCGGGGCCGTGCCCTATATCGAGGCCATGGGCACCCTCGGGGGCCTCGATGAAAAGTATTTTCACGATGATGCCCGCTCGATTGCCCGGTATTTTCTCGCAAACGCGGGCACGTGGCGTGGCGAGGATGCCCGCCGGATCAAGGCCGAAATTAAATCCATGCTGGGGGACAAATAATGCGTTATCACTTCATCCCCCAGTCAAGCAACCGTAAAACCGGGGCAATCCCGGTAACTTATTCCGAGCGGGCCACGTGCCCGCCCTCGTGCCCGCACTATCGGGCCGATTGCTACGCCGAGGATTTTTATACCCGCATGGCATGGGATAAAGTACCCCAGCGGGGCGGCACCCTCGATGCCCTATGCGAGGCCGTGGCGGCACTGCCCGAGGGGCAATTGTGGCGCATGAATGTAGCCGGGGATTTACCCGGCGACGGCGAGGCCGTGGACCCCGTGGCCCTCGGCGAGATTGTCCGGGCAAATATCGGGCGGCGCGGGTTCACGTATACCCACAAGAAAAGCCCCGAGGCCATCGAGTGGGCGGGCCATGCTACGCGCTGGGGGTTCACGGTCAATTTGAGCGCCGATGACGCCGGGGATGCTGACGCCCTCGCACCCTTTGGCCCCGTTTGCGCCATCGTGCCCACGGATACACCCGAGAAAAGTTACACCCCCGAGGGCCGCACAATCATCGTTTGCCCCGCGCAAACCCGCGAGGATGTCACGTGCGAAACGTGCGGCCTTTGCGCCCGCGCTGACCGAACCGTGATTATCGGGTTTCGTGCGCACGGCACCCGCGCCCGGGTTGCCGATGCAAAAGCCCGCCGCGTTATTCCCATCACGAAAGGATGAACTATGCCGCTTGACCTTATGACGTTACCCGCACCCGAGGCCGAGCGCCTCGCCTATGCCGAGGGATTCGAGGGCACCGCCCGCCTATTTGCCCGGATTGCTGACCTACAAAAGGCCCTCGGCGAGGCCGTGGCCGAGATTGAAACGCTACGCGATGAAAACGAGAATTTGCGCGATGAATTGCAAATTGTCCGATACGAGCGGGCGTATCCGGGGGACCCCGATTGATAACCGCCCTTTTAATCGCCCTAGCCGGGGCGGTTTTAGTCCCCCTGATTTGCCGCTTTTTGGACCTATAACCCCGCACCCCTGAAACCCCGAACCCGGCCCCGTGCCGGGTTTTTCTGACCCCTTGAAAGGATGAACCATGAACCCCAATTTTGCCGCCCGCCTCGCGGGTTTTGCCGCCCGCCATGCCCTCGATGAGGCCCGCACCGCCGAGGCCCTCGGGGTGCCGATTTTCACCGCGCGAAAGTGGGCCACGGGCACCCGCTCACCCAGTGCCGCCGCCGTGCGGTTGCTTGACGTACTCGAAACCCTCGAGGCCCTCGCGCCCGCGATCCTCGCCGCTTTTTTGCCGCCCGTGCGCCCGGTGACCCCGCGCACCCGGGGACGGGTGAAGAAGTTGACTTCGGAAATCGGTCATGTCGAAAAATCCGGTTCCACCGGCTCAACCACCTCGACTCCCGATTCGGTCATGTCGGAAAATCCGGTTTGAAAGGGTCAACCATGAGCATCTTGTTTCTGGGCGCTGCCCTTGTCGGCGCTGGCGTCACCATAGCCCTTGCTGGCCTTGTCTTTTGGCTCTGGGCGCGATGAAAAACGGGGCCAGCGGCCCCGTTCTCATTCGTCCATGTCTGGGGTATACCCCTTGACCAATTTGCGCTCGTAGCCCTTCTCGTAGGCGTAGCGATAGATGTAGTCGGCGTGGCGCTGCTTGGCCTTGATGACCTTCTCACGGTAGCCCTTAAACATCTCAGGCAGACTCGGGTTGATGGCCCACAGCGCCTTGTGTTTGTGCAGTTCCATTTCGATGGGGATCACCCACCCCGCCTGCTCCAGCACCAGCATGGCGTCCATAACCATCTGGTCCTTCTGCCAGTCGGTTTTGCCGTCCAGCGGCCTGCGGGCTGACTTCTTCAAGGTCCGCAGGTCGATCGTCTGGGCATCCCCGCTGATCTGAATGATGTGGTCAATGACCCACTGATCGAAGTCGTTTGTGATCGCCCCACCCACCTCGCCCAGTGCGTAGCGGTACGCCGGGATCACGTAGCCACGGATCAGGCTCACGACCCTGTGGACAACTTCGACCTGCACCTGCGGCATGAAGGGTGATTCGATGACGTGGAACAGCAGGATCAGACGCCCCGTCAAGCCCTCCAGCTTACCGAAGGCCGTCATGTACTCGGTGCCGCTGTCCAGCACCCGCTCGTCCTGTTTGGCCTCCTCATACCACGCTTGGAACTCACGGAAGGCTGTGAATGCTTCTGTGGACAACTGGTAAGTCTGGGCGGGCAGCGCGTAGGTCAGGCGCAGGGTGTTCTCCCACGCCGCCGCGCTGGTCATGTACTCGGGAATCGGGTGGCCCAGCTTGGTCTTGCGGGCACGAAGAATCGCAGGTATAAATCGCTGCAACAGGCCATCCGCTGCGAGAGATGCGAGGTTTTGCCTGAACACTTGGGGCTGGATGTTGCCGTAGATGCTCACGGCCAAGTTCTCGCAGTAAATCGACCCCGCGCCCACCCGGTCCATCTCGTAGTGTTCTGACTCGTAGCTGACAACCCACGCTGACCGATCCTCGCCGCTGGTCTTGTCCGTCAACTTCCTCACCCATGAGTTCATCTCGTCGAGGTGGCACAGCAGGCCACGGGGACGATCTGCCGCTTGGCGCACCAGCTTCTGACTCGTGATGTCCGACACCGTGATCTTGAGCGGCACGGGCTGCGGTGGCATCTCGGGCACCGTGGGGGCTTGGTCACCGCCCAGCATGGCCTCGGGGCTGGCTGAGAACTCCAAAAACGCCTTCTTGGCGCTGGCGTAGGCCGCCTCCTTGCCCTCCCAGTCCAGCAGTTCCTTGCCGTACCGGGGCCGATCCTCGGCCTCGATGTTCTTCAGGGGCGACAACATGGGGCGCGATCCGGGGGACTTCTTGTCCGCTGGGTCGCCGAGGGTCATGAGCCACAGCACCGGTGGCACCTTGAACCCCGGCATGAGTTCGAGCCGGATGCGGGCGTCAATCACCCCGCAGACAGCGGCCAATCCAGCGAACAAAGGGACCAAAGGGTCGCAGCCCACGCTTTCTGAAATCTCAAGCGATCGCTGGCGCAGGATGTCGGGCCACAGGTCCATGTTCATCTCGGGCGGCTTGGGGCGCAGCCCGTCAATCACGTCCAGCGGCTCCATGACCGGGATGTTGACCTTGCTGAACAACTCGGACGCATCGGGGATCGGGCGGCTCCAGCCGTGCTGCTTGGCGATGTGAAACAGTGTCCCCAACTTGACAGCGGTGGCCTTGTCCGGCTTGAACGACATCCACTGCGTCAGGATTTCCCGCTCACCGGGGTACTTGAACTGGGCAGTGGACGACCACTCGTTCCACAGTTGCAGCCCCTGCTCAAGCTGACTGGTCTGGGTACCGGCCCAGTGCAGGGCCATGCCGATCGACACCCACTCGTCGCGTGAGCAGTCAGCCGGTACCGCATCGAGGGCTTGGCGAATCTCCTCCCATGATGCGTCAATCGTGCCGTCCGTGGTGATGGTGCGCTCTTTGTCCTGCGCCAGCATCCCGTTCCACAGGTCCAGCAGACCCTGCGGGATCACCGGCAGGCGGGTCCAGTGGCCCTTGCCTGCCCAGTGGTAGGGTTGACGTGTCTCGGGGTGGATACTCGGGGGCAGCACGTCCTGCACCGTGAGGCCGCTGACCGTGGCGCAGCGTAGCTCATAAGCCGTGATGCCGTTGTGCAGGATTTTCTTGCTTGGCAGCGCAGCACCGAAGGGCATCGCGTACAGCAGCTTGCCGTGCCCCGGCTTGCCCGAGTTGATGACCACCGCATCGGGTGCGTCATACAGGGCTTGCAGGTCGATGCCGTGCTCTGCCAACAGACTCGTGGTGATGGTCCAGTTGTCGATGTCGAGTGCCATCGTGCCGCTGTACGCATGGGCCAAGCCGATGCCGTAGCCCGCAGGCAGGTCGTTCTGTGACTTGAGGGCGTTTTCGCGCAGGTTCCAGCCCGGGGTGCGCGGGCCTTTGGTGCCACCCGGGATCGGCACAAGGCTCCAGCCGTGTCGGATGTAGGCGTCGATGGATGCGGGATGCGGTTGCACGGATGGGGATGCTGTCATATACTTTTCTCGCTGGTGATCGCAGTTGCCAGTTTTTTCACGAACCTCTCCTTCAAGTGAAAGTTAACCCCGGTGTCCGCAAGACACCGGGGTTTTTCTTTGCCGGGGAAATTTTTTGATGTCATGGGTTGCATTGTGCCACACACGTGATACACTAGCAACATCGACACAGAAAAATTTCACCGTCATGACCCTATTCAACAAATCAGCGTACTTGACTGTCCGAGTGTCAGACAAGACGCGCCTCAAGTTCCACGCCAAGGCCAAAAAGTTCGGGACACCGAGCGAGGTCTTGCGTGAACTCGTTGACGCTTTCATCGAAGATCGCGTCACTATTCAACCCCCTGTAACCGGTAATCCCAAGGAGAAACTTTATGTCCCTCGAAGCCAAGATTGAAGCCCTGACCCAAGCTGTTGTGGCTCTCACTGCGAAGCTGGAGTCTGCCAATGTAGCAGCCCCAGCCCCTGTCGCACAAGCACCCGCACCTGTGGCTGCACCTGCGCCCGTTGCTGCTCCTGCACCGGCACCCGTAGCCGCTGCCCCGGCGATGCCTGCTCCTCCCGCATTCGTGGCTCCCGCTCCTGCGGCAGCACCAGCTGCTGGTGGCGCACCGTTCACCGACGGTAAGGGTTTGATCGACTACGTGATGGGTGCCTACAAGGCTCTCGGCCCGCAGAAGGGTGCCATGATCCAAGGCGTCCTGACTGGTCTGGGCTATCAGAACATCAACGATGTCAAACCCGAGCACTACGGCGCTCTGTTCGCTGGTGTGGAAGCACTCAAGTGAGCGCCCACGCCCAACTGTCGCCCTCCAAACGGCACCGCTGGGCCTTGTGCCCGGGCAGTATCCGTGAGGAGGCCAAGTATCCCGATGAGCGCAGCGGTGCTGCCGCCATCGACGGTACCCACAGCCACACGCTGCTAGAGCACTGCATCGACCGTGGCCTGACTGACCCGATGGATGAAGTCGGCGATGTCTTTGCCGACGACGATGGCAGCTTCGTGGTTGATGCCGACCGTGCAGCCCGGGTCAAGGTCGCTATCGAGTACATCCGTGAGCGGTCCATGAACGGCATGTTCAAGGTCATCTCCGAGGAGCGGGTGGACCCCAAGCACCTGTTGGGTCGTGACGACTTGTCGGGCACCGTGGACTGCCAGATCATCGGCGATGACTGGATCGAGATCATCGACTACAAGGACGGCATGGGCGTGGTGAGCGCCGAGGGCAACATGCAGCTTGAGCAGTACGCCTACGGGGTGCTGGCAGGCTACAAGCTGCCCGTGAACGTCGAGTATCCGGTCAAGCGGATCATCATGACCATCATCCAGCCTAAGCTGGCGTTGAAGGGCATGAAGGCCATCACCTCGTGGGAGCGAGGAGTGCGTGACATGCTCACCAACCTCGGTACAATCGTGGTTCAGGCTGCTGCAACCGATGCACCGGATGCGCCGCTTGTACCGGGTGAAAGTCAATGTAAATTCTGCCGTGCGAAAGGCTCATGCGCCGCGCTGGCAGGTAACGTAATGAAGGAGGTCGGAATCATGTTCCAGCCAGTCGTAACTCAAACGCTCGATGTCGCGCAGCAATCAGCCGACAAAGACCCGGCAACTATGGACGATCAGCAGATTCGTCAGATCATGGAAGCCGCACCCCTGATGCGCCAACTCCTCGAAGCAGTGGAAAAAGAAGCCCTGCGCCGTCTGGAAGCGGGCACTCCTATCCCCGGTCTCAAGCTGGTCCACGGTCGTGGCTCCCGCGCTTGGGCGCTGCCCGAGGAGGAGATGGCCGACAAACTGGTGAAGATGGGCATCCCCAAGACCGCGATCTATGAAACCAAACTCGTGTCTCCTGCCAAGGCTGAAAAGCTGACGTGGGAAAAGCGTGACGGCACCAAGGTGTCTCTCACCGACCGCCAGTTAAAGCGTCTGGATCAGGAGTATGTCGCCAAGCTGGCTGGCAAACTCACCGTTGCCCCCGAATCTGACAGCCGCCCCGCTGTCATCACGAATGCTGCGCCGATGTTCAGCGCAGTAGAAGCAGCACCCGCTGCCGAATCCCTGCCCTCGTGGCTCTCGTAATCACTGAAAGGTAATCGTCATGTCTGAAATCATTTTCCTGTCCAACGTCCGTTTGTCGTTCCCCCACCTTGCCGAACCCCAGAAGCAGGTCAACGAGCAGACCGGCAAAGAGCGCATCTCGTACAACTGCGAGTTCATCATGCCGCAGGATCACGCTGGCTTTGGTCAGTTTATGCAACGCTACGGCGCGATGGCGCTGGAGAAGTGGAAAGAACACGCCCAGACTGTCATGGGCATGATCCAAGCGGATCGCAAGCTGCGCTGCTATGGTCGCGGTGAGGAGAAGGTCAACAAAAAGACCTTCCAACCCTACGACGGCTACGCTGGTCACGTGTTCATCACCGCAGGCCGCGACTCGCAGCCGCAGATGATCCAAGCCGATGGTCAACCCATCGACCCGAGCAACACGATGGCTTACCAGCAGCTTGCCCGCAAGATGTACGGTGGTTGCCGTGTCAACGCTGCCGTGAAGCCGTGGCTGCAAGAGAACAAGCATGGCCGTGGCATCCGCTGCGACCTGATCGCTGTCCAGTTCGCTGGCGATGACACACCGTTTGGTGAAGGTGCCGTGGACGCATCAAACCTGTTCGGCGCTGTGGCTGGTGCTCCTGCTGGCATGTTTGCACCCGCTGCTGCCCCGCAGGCTGCGATGCCTGCTGCACCGTTCCCCGGTGCGCCTGCTGGCCTGCCGCCCTTCATGATGGGCGGTCAGTAATTGAACCAAGGGTGTGAGGCCAACTCACACCCTTTTCATGAGTAACCGTAATGATCACACAAGAAAGATTGAAGCAACTGCTTCATTACAATCCCGAAACTGGTTTGTTCACGCGCATTGACATTGAGTCTAACCGAACAGATCGGCTTGGAAAACAACCCGGGTCGCGCAACACCAAGGGTCACATCCAGATAAGGCTTGACGGTACTTTGTATGTCGCCCATCGACTTGCGTGGTTGTACATGAATGGCAGGTTTCCGGTTAATCAACTTGACCACATCGATGGTGATAAGACTAACAACAAGATTACAAACCTTCGTGAGGCAACGAATAAACAGAATCAGGAAAACGTACCGCTTCAAGTGAACAATACGTCCGGGTATCGGGGTGTTTCATTTGACAAGCGGTTGAAGAAGTTTCGCGCTTATGTGTGCCATAACCGACAGCAGATTACCCTTGGCCTTTTTGATACTTCTGAACTAGCAGCAAGTGCCGCACAGAAAGCGCGTGATCAGTTGTTCACCCATCACAAGACACCTTACGCAGCATGACAAACGACTGGGTGTACGACACCGAAGAATTTCCGAACGTGTTCACGATTGCGTTTGAGCATGTTGACGCACCAATCAAACTCATGTTTGAGATAAGCGATTGGCGCAACCAATCACGTGAAATCATTGAGTTTCTTCAGTACCTTAAAGACACTAACGCCCGCATGGTTGGGTTCAACAACATCGGTTGGGACTACCCGATTTTGCATACCCTGATCCGCATGGGCACCTCTACTGCGGGTACCCTTTACGAGAAGGCGATGGCGATCATTGGATCGCAGGATGAGGACGGCAGCAAGTGGACGCACCTCGTCAAGCCCAGCGACCAGTTTGTCACGCAGATCGACCTGTTCAAGATTCACCACTTCGACAACAAGGCCCGGGCCACCAGCTTGAAGGTGCTGGAGTTCAACATGCGGGCCGACAACATCGAGGACTTGCCGTTCAAGGTAGGCACCACGCTCAACCGTGAGCAGGTCGAAGTGCTCAAGCGATACAACCAGCACGACGTGAGCATGACCAAGGCGTTCTATCACAAGAGCCTTGACATGATCCACTTCCGCGAGGAGTTGACGCGCAAGTACGCCCGCGACTTCATGAACCACAACGACACCAAGATCGGCAAAGACTACTTCGTCATGAAGCTGGAAGAAGCCGGTGTGTCGTGCTACGACTTCGGCCCGAGTGGTCGCACACCCCGGCAGACCAAGCGCCCGGTGATCCATCTCAAAGACGCCATTCTGCCGTGGATCAGCTTTGAGCAGCCCGAGTTCAACCGGGTGCTCCAGTGGCTCAAGGCTCAGTCAATCACCGAAACCAAAGGGGTCTTTACGGACCTCACTGCAACCGTCAATGGATTCACTTTTGTCTTTGGCCTTGGAGGAATCCACGGCTCTGTCGAATCGGAGGTCATCGAGTCAGATGATGAACACGTCATCGTGGACCTCGATGTCACTTCGTACTATCCAAACTTGGCAATCACGAATGGGTTCCACCCGGCCCATCTCGGCAAAGAGTTTGTCAGCATCTACAAGCACCTGTTCGAGCAGCGCAAACAGTACCCCAAGAAGTCCGCAGAATCAGCGATGCTGAAGCTGGCGCTCAACGGTGTTTACGGTGACAGCAACAACCAATTTTCAGTGTTCTACGACCCGCTGTACACCATGACCATCACGCTCAATGGTCAACTGCTGCTGTGCCTGCTGGCTGAAGGGCTGATGACGATCCCCGGGCTGCGCCTGATCCAAGTGAACACCGATGGCCTGACTGTACGGGTGCCGCGCAGCCACAAGATCATGGTCGATCTGGCCCGCGCTGCATGGCAGGAGCGCACCGGTCTGAACCTTGAAGAAGCGATCTACAAGGCCATGATGATCCGCGATGTGAACAACTACATTGGTGTGTTCGACCCAGCGTTTGCGAAACCCGGTGACCCGACTGTCAAGCGCAAGGGTGCGTACGAGTGGAAGATGGGCTGGCACCAGAATGCCGGTGGCCTCGTGGTCGCTAAAGTGGCCGAAAAGGTGCTGGTCGAGGGTGCGCCAATCCGTGAGACTGTGCAGCAGTGGCCCGACATCATGGACTTCATGCTTCGCACCAAGGTGCCACGCAGCAGCTATCTGGCAATCGAGTGGGACGGTCAACCGCCCCAACAGTTGCAGAACACCACGCGCTACTACATCGCCGAGGGTGGTGGCCGCTTATTCAAATGGATGCCGCCTCTCAAGGGTAAGAACGAGTGGCGCAAGATCGGCGTCGAGAGTGGCTGGGGTGTCCAGCCATGCAACGACATTCAGGAGGCTGGCAAGCTGCCAGTCGATTTTGACTACTACGTTCGAGAAGTGGAGAAATTATGTCTGGGGTTGGCATGAAAGCAAGAGACATTCAGATCGGTGGTGACCACTACAAGAACATGGGCGTCGAGCCTTGGGACGTGGTGGACACATGGCCCATTGAGCAGCGCATCGGGTTCTACCGTGGCGGCGCTCTCAAGTACGTCATGCGCATGGGCACCAAGGACGAGAACGTCCAAGAGATTCGCAAGGGTGCCCACTACATGCAGAAGCTGGCCGAGGTGCTGCAACAGCGTGACGACGAAGTAAAACAAAAACTTGATGAGGGGTGCCGAGGTGCTTGAAAAAGACATCGAGAAAAAGGTCTGCGACTACGCCAAGACCAAGAACGTGCTGGTCTACAAGTTCACCAGCCCCGCTCGTGCCGCTGTGCCGGATCGCCTGTTCATTCGACCCGATGGGCGCATGTGGTTCTGCGAGTTTAAGCGCGGGGGTCAGAAGCCCACGGAAGCGCAGGAGCGTGAGCACCACAGGCTGCGCCAGCACAAGGTGTCCGTGTTCGTGGTGGACAACGTGGACGATGGTAAGGCGATGGTGGACATGATGGTGATGGGGGTCGTATGAACATGGATCAGCTATACGAGAAACTAAAGACAGCGTTGGGCACGTTCGGTTTGGCATGGGGCGCCAAAGACGCTGTGCGGGTGCGTATTGACGGTGATCAACTTTGCCTTGAGCACGACGGGATCGAAATCCGTCTGACATTACCGAGAGCATATGCTGACACCTGATCTACTCCACGACTACCAGAAAAAGGCTGTCAACTTCCAATGCACCCACCCACACTCGATGCTGTGGTTAGATATGGGATTGGGGAAGACCGTCATCACGCTGACCAGTTTGTCACACCTGCTGGGCACCGGCTTCCTGCGCGGCGTGATCATCGTCGCCCCGATCCGAGTCATCCGTCTGGTGTGGCGGCAGGAGGCTACGAAGTGGGAGCACACCAAGCACCTCAAGTTCAGCATGGTCGCAGGCACCAAGGACCAGCGCACCCGCGCTCTCCTGCGCCCTGCCGATGTCTACATGGTGAATTACGAAAACCTCGGTTGGCTTGCCGAAACCTTACAGACTTACTTCGTCAAGAAGGATCGCCCGATGCCGTTCAACGGGATTGTCTGGGACGAGATCAGTAAGATGAAGAACAGCGCCACGAACCGGGTTAAAGCGTTTCGCAAGATCGCGGATCAGTTCGACTGGACCACGGGCCTCACCGGTACCCCGGCCAGCAACGGGTACAAAGACCTGCACGGTCAGTTCCTCGTGGTGGACCGAGGTGAGCGTCTGGGCACCAGCAAGACGGCGTTCCGCACCCGGTTTTACCGCAAGGCAGGTCCGTACAAAGAGGTGCCGTATGAGGACACCGAGGACACCATCAAGAAGCTGATCGGTGACATCACGCTGGAGATGTCAGCCGAGGACTACAACCCGCTGCCTGACCTGATCGTCAACAACATCGAGATCGAGATGCCTGACGAGTTGAGGGCCAAGTACGACCGGCTGGAGAAAGAGTTCTTCATGGTGCTCGACAGCGGCAAGGAGGTCGAGGCATTCAACCAAGCGGCTCTGACCAACAAGTGCCTCCAGTTCTCCAACGGAGCCATGTACCCGATTGCCGGGATGCCGCTGTGGGAGCCGGTGCATGACATGAAGCTGGACGCGCTGGAAGACATCATCGACGAAGCCCAAGGCTCACCGATTCTGTGCGCCTATGCGTACCGCAGCGATGCCCAGAGGATCATGGAGAAGTTCAAGGACCTGCGCCCGATCAACCTGACCGAGTGCAAGACCGAGGCCGCACTGACCAACGCCATGCACCGCTGGAAAACTGGCGACTGCCAACTG